TTGTGCCGCAGCAACTCTATGCCATGTATCACCAGAAGAAACCGAAGACATTTATGGAGACACTCATTCGAATTAGATCAGAGACGTCGTGTAATGAGCGACAACTCTTAAATCTAATCCGCATAGGGTTCTTTTCTGAGTATGGCAACACCCGTGAGTTGCAAAGAATATACGACATCTTCAAGTTCTTTAATGATGGCACGGCCAAATCTATTAAGAAGACAAAGCTTAAAGAAGGGCCGATGTGTGAAATAGTAAAGCGACACGCGACAGACGTTGGCGTGAAAGGCAATGAGCTAAAGTCTTATACGATCACAGATATGCCCAGCTTATTGGAGGAATGTGAGCGCAATGTTCTAAGTCTTGGTATTGAAGAGGCTGATGTGAGGAGTAGGATCATGGATCAGCTTGGACTAATGGGGTACATAGACATCACGACCAATGATCCGCAAGACAGAAGAAAGCTGATTGTTCTTGAGACGTTTGACCTGAATGGGCCTAACGGAGTGTGGGGTGTTGCCACAACAGTTCGGTCTATCGGGACTGGTAACGAGGCAAGACTCACGGTTCGTAAGTCTATTTTTGATAAGAAGCCTTTCGCTCAATACAATATCCTGTTCGGCGCAGGTTTGTATAAGAACAAAAAAGGGTATTGGTATTTGAACGACTACAAAGTATTGGAGTGATGCAACTGCAGAAAAGTTTTTGAACAACAGAAGCCCGCCTTGTTGGCGAAAGCAATCATTACAACAGGAGTTTTTACAAGATGAATGATGTACATAAGAAATGTAATGTGTGTGGTCGTGAACTAAAAGAGTTTAGCCTGGGCAACTACTTTGATATCGACCTTGGAGAGGTTGGATATGGAAGTGTCTATGATGGGCTGCGGTTTTCTTGCACTTTGTGTTACGACTGCTTTGACAAGATTATAAACCGTATTGATTTTGCGGTTAACCCATTCACGGAGGAAGAATGATCAAGAAATATAAGTACAATATTGAAGAATTCAAACTGATTACGTGTATGGCGGATTTTTTCAAAGGTGTGGAGGGTTTGTCTTACGACATGAACCGACTCCACGCCTCGCCGCTGGACGTTTATATGAGTGAAAGTAATTGCTATAAGCTCCTGCTGTATATGCAGAACAGAGTTGACAGATATAGCCCACAGAAGAAGAACTGGGACGCAAAATGTCAGTATGATTGGATTGAAAGATCCCCAATGGTCAGTAACAAGGACGTTCCGGACGATGAGCTATGGCTGGTTTTGAGTGATTTGACTGAGGAGGGGATGGCATGAAGAGTCAAAGCCCCTTGGTTGTCCTGATTTCAGGGAAGGCTGGTTCTGGTAAGGATACATTTGCTGGAATGCTGACGGATGAGCTTGAACAGGCATACGGGAAGAGGGTTTGCACAACTCATTACGCTGATTCTTTGAAATATATTCTCCGCAGTTACTTCAGTTGGGATAACAAGAAGGATTCTTGCGGCAGAGAGCTTCTTCAAGTGACAGGGGATACATTTAGAGCAAACAATGAGGATTTTTTTGTGAACTTTGTGGTAGATACCCTACATTCCATCGGGTATCTGTGGGATATCGTGCTGATTCCCGACGCGCGGTTCAAAAATGAGGTAGAAAAAGTGAAGGCGGCGTTCAAAACCGTGACCGTGCGTATTAAGAGAATGGACTGCGGTGATGAAACGGCGTTTTGGCGTAGGCATAAATCAGAAAATGAGCTTGACGACTATGATTTTGATTATGTCGTCGAAAATTTGACGCTTGAAAGCCTAAGATCGGAAGCGGATTGGGTTTCGAGCGAAATTATGGAAGGTTGTGGTTAACTATCGAGCTATTTGTAATCAAAAGAGACGGTCGGTTAGAGAAATTTTCCCCTAAAAAGATAGAAGAAGCGGTAAAGAAGGCATTTGTGAGTGTCGATGGGGAAGAAAATGGGCAGTGTGCAGTCGTTGCGAGGGAAATTGCGGTTGCTGTGACTGCTGAAATGAAAAAAAGCAAGTCTGTTGAGGAAATTCAAGATATTGTTGAAGCCAAACTTATGGAATCTGACAGAAAAGATGTGGCAAAAGCATACATCCTATACAGAAATGAGAGAACGAAGGTAAGAGAGCGGAACGGACGGCTTGTTCAGAAGGTTTTAGATCGCGCAACGTCCAGTGTAGATAATAGATCTAATGCAAATGTGGACGAGAAGAGCTTTTCAGGCAGAGAAAAAGAGGCATCTGCTGATATCGGTAAGATGATTGCCTTAGAGTATGGCGGTCTATCTGACGAAGTAGCAAAAGCTCATAAGGAAATGTTGATTTATCAGCACGACCTGGAGAAGGCGATTTACGGTATGCACAATTGCCTTAACGTTAATTTCCAAGAGCTGTTTACATACGGGTTTCACACTAGAAACGGAGATGTGCGACCACCCGCAAGCTTCAGCACAGCGTGTCAGCTTGTCGCCGTCGCTTTTCAGTGCCAAAGCCAGATCCAGTACGGTGGCTGCGGCACGGTACACTTTGACCTGGATCTCGCTCCGTTTGTAAAGAAAAGCTTTCGCAAACATTATGAAGACGGAAAGAAATATATCGACGAACCAACTGTGAAGGGAATTGGAGATATACTTATTTTTGAAACAGATGATTGGCATATTGACAATCCAGTTTTCAAATCATATTACCCGAAAGCATATCAGTACGCTATGGATATGTTAGAGAGAGAGGGGCAGCAATCAACGCAGGCGTTGTACCATAACCTGAATACGCTAGAATCACGGCAAGGTTCGCAGGTGCCATTCACGTCAATTAACCTTGGCAGAGATACATCCGTCGAAGGCCGCCTCATAACCAAGTGGGTTTTTGAAGCCAGCATAGATGGGATCGGTAAACACCATCTGACAAGCATCTTCCCAATTAGCATCTTCCAGTACAAGCAAGGAGTTAATGCAAATCCTGAAGATAAAAATTACGACCTCAAACAGCTTGCCTTAAAGTCAATGAGCAAACGAATTTATCCGAACTGGTGTAACGGTGATTGGTCTCAAGCGCATGAGGACGACGACAACCCGGACACCTGGTTTAGTACCATGGGTGAGCGTAAACTATGGCCCATGTAAAACCTTTTGAACCCTGCCAAGGGGTGTAGCGAAAGCTGCTAACGGATAGGACTTGTAACAAGTTGAGTCCGTGCTAAGCACGTATTTTATATATGTGAAAGTGTATCGACCAATCCTGATGAATGTATGGAGGTAGGGCTAGAGATTGGCACTAGCGATGTTTTAGGAAACGAAGCATCTGAAAACCGAAGCGGAAGGCTGCTTAAAGCAAGCAGATGATATGGTCAGTTCCGTTGGTGACAACGGGTAAAACGTGTAGAACTATGCTTGGGTATGATCGCCATGGCCTTGGGTATATCCGCCAGGGCAGAGGGAATAATGTACCCAACACAATTATTCTCCCGAAGCTCGGAATCGAGTTTGGTATTTGCCTAGGAGAGCGCACAAAGCCAGATCTCGACGGGTTCTGGAACGCTTTTGAGGAAACATTAAAACTGTGTGAGAGAGGGCTGCTAGAGCGGTTCGAAATCATGGTTCGGCAATCACCGAAAGCTGCTCCGTTTATGTATGAAAACAATACAATCCAAAAAGCACGTGAGTGTGAAGATGACGTGTTTAATGCTTTAAAAGGCAACACGCTTGCCATAGGCTTCATTGGAGTTGCAGAGATGTGTCAAGCGCTATTCGGGAAAAATCATGTTCACGACAAGGATATCCACGCCTTTGCGCTATCTGTTGTAAAAAGAATCAATGAGTTTGCGGCAGAGGCATCTAAGCGAAATGACCTGAATTTCTCATGTTACGCGACTCCGGCTGAAACATTAGCGCGTACAGCGCTGGTTGCGCTTAGAGAGCAATATGGTGTTATTAAAGATGTTACATCTCATGAGTATCTGACAAACTCCCACCATGTGCCTGTATGGGAAAAGGTATCTATCTATGACAAACTTCGTATTGAAGCTCCGTTCTGTAAGTATCCGACAGGTGGCACTATTACTTACGTAGAATTGTCGAGCACCTTCGTAAAGAATACCAAAGCTGTGGAAGATATCATTGATTATGCTTTTAAAGAGCTTGATATTCCGTATCTTGCCTTCAATTTCCCAATTGATAGTTGCTTAGATTGCGGATATCAGGGCGAGTTTAATAATAGCTGTCCTGAATGCGGAAGCAAGAACATCCAGCAACTCCGTCGCGTAACAGGATATCTTTCTACTGATTACCACAATTTTAACGACGGCAAACAAGCAGAGGTAGAAGAAAGAGTGAAACATAGTACATATCAAGATGCAGGTGAGCTATTTGGTTAAGCTCGCAGGCTATGACTGGGAATCCTTCTGTGATGCAGAGGGTGTAGCTTGTGTGCTGTTTATTTCGGGGTGCCGAAATAACTGCCCTGGTTGCCAGTCACCACAGACCCATGATTTTAATTATGGGCTTGAAATTACACAAGATGTGATTGATAAGATCAACTTTGAGATTGATAAAAGACCGTTTTTAAACGCACTGGTTCTGTCCGGCGGAGACCCTATGTTCTCCGCCGGGGAACTGGTCTCCATTATTGATAAGATCCATATCCCTAATGATAACCTCTGGTGCTACACAGGGCTGCTAATGGGACAGGTGAAGCAAGACAAAGATATGTCTCAGCTATTAGATAGATGCACGTATCTAGTAGACGGAAGGTTTGAGATTGACAAGCGAGATGTCACCCTTCAGTTCCGGGGTAGCAGTAACCAGATTGTCTGGAAGAAACAAGATGGCGTATGGGTTAAATGGATTACAGATTAGAAAATTTGAAGGAGTGCAAGTGATGACTAATAATAGATTTATGAAATACGCGAAGAGTGTCGTAGCTGATTATGCTAACCAGCATATGGACAAGACGGATATGCAGGAGATCAAGCCGGAGGACGTATACATCGTGTGGATGTGCAAGACGCTCCAGAACAGCAAAGCGTTGCTGAGCACTCCTCTGCCGGATGGGATGTACTATGAGGCAACCTATAACGGCGACAAGCATGAGCTGTATTTGGACGCATACAAAAAGTTCGAAAACAGATGCTACACCAGCGTCGTTTAAGGAGGGTGCAGGTTGATCGGATGTAAAGGCTATTTTGAAAAGGTTCCCTTCGAGGTCTTCAGAGCAGACTGTGCAAAAATTCCAGAGATGCAAAGTCTTTGTGAGGACGACGCAGCCTTCAATCGAAGAATTCAGGGTTCCTATGATGAATTTAGATTGCCAGCAAGGGCAACACCTGGTTCTGCCGGGTATGACTTTTTTATCCCGTTCGATGTGACGATTCAACCAGGCGGTTCGGCCACGATCCCCACTGGTGTGAGAATTGTCATGCCGGAATCGGCTGTGCTCCTACTTGTCCCTAGAAGTGGTAGTGGCTTTAAGTACGGCGTAAGCCTATCCAATACAGTCGGTGTCATTGATAGCGACTACTATAACCCTAGCACTGGAAGCGAAGGACATATTATGGTCAAGCTGTTTAACCACGATCACCATGAAGCAGTTACCTTCCATTTTAACGACGGCTTTGTGCAGGGGATTATCGTTCCGTACTCCACTCTTCCTGAATACGATAATGAAAACGTGGAACTATATGGCGTTGAGGAAAGAACCGGCGGGTTCGGTAGCACAAGCAAAGAAGATGGTGAACCTGATGACAATCATTGAAAAAATGTTGCACGGCATCCCTCTCGACGAAGAAGAACTCTGCTATTTAGCACTTGGCTATGACGATAGATGTCATACAGAGCCTGGCAAGTACGAAGAGTTCGATGTAGTAGAAAAGGGAAAAGGCCGGGTAGCTAAAGAGATGCAAACCATTATTAAAGCTGGCAACAACCTTTGGTGCATCCCCTGGACATGGGACCTTCTTGGATATCGAATGAGTGGACAACCATACAAGGTTGTTAAGAGTGTACGCGTCGGGACTGTCGTAAAGACGGCCTACGATAAGGCAAATAAGTGATTTATAGAACCGCCGCCCGTATGGGCGGCGGTCAGAAAGGAGGGCGTATGATTTATAAAGCAACATGGGATCGGCTTAGAGAAGAAATATATCGAATTAAGAATAATAGGCCATACCGCAAGCAATATAGCGACAACATGGTGATCGACGAAAACAAGTCTGTTAAATGGAACAGAGAGCAGCTCGCCCAGAGAAACAAAGAACTTCAAGCGGAATATGAAAGAGCTGTCCAAGATCGTGAAAAACGATATAGTGTTTGGGTTAGAGAAGTATGCGACCTGATTATTAGCGAGATTGGCGGAGTGGCATCCGAGCAACAAGCGTTGCTAATCTATAGAGCTGCAGGGTTCCCAGAGCAAGTAGACGATATTTGGTTTGACTATTGTGGGGTTCCGGACTTTGAACAAGACCTTTGGCCGTTCATAGAGCTTGCAAAGGAGTTGTTGAACAATAAAGAATAAAGATTGGGTTGGGACACAGCAGTTCATCTTGTCTGGCAATAATAGAAAAGATGACGCAGCGACTAACGATTACTACGCCACAGAACCGAGAGCCGTGGAGATCTTGCTCGATCACGAAACCTTCTCTAAGGATGTATGGGAACCAGCTTGTGGTGAAGGCCATATATCGAAAGTCCTGCTTGAGAGAGGATACGATGTGCTAAGTACAGATCTGGTGTACAGAGGTTTTGGTTTCAAAACTCCCATTGATTTCTTAAATGAAAGCTTCACGGAGGCAGATGATATCGACATCATCACCAACCCACCCTATAAGTATGCGCGGGAATTTGTTGAGAAGTCTTTACAGTGTGTGGGCGATGGACACAAGGTTGCAATGCTTCTGAAGCTCACATTCTTGGAAGGAAAGGCTCGCAAGCAACTGTTCCAAAAGTATCCACCCAAAACAATATACGTGTTCTCATCGCGTGTATGCTGCGGCAAGAATGGTGTTTTTAACCGAAAGAATAATGCCGTTGCATACGCATGGTTTGTCTGGGAGAAAGGTTTCCAGGGCGACCCGATTGTGCGATGGGTCAATTAACAATATACATACAACAAACGAAATGTGAGGTGTATAGCAACGAAAAGAGTATTTGATCTTATTGAAAAAGAACGGCAAAGACAAGAAGACCAGATCAACCTAATTGCGTCGGAGAACTTCTGCTCAGAAGATGTGATGAGAGCGGTTGGTTCCTGCCTTACTAACAAGTACGCCGAGGGGTATCCCGGCCACCGGTATTATGGTGGGTGTGAACTTGTGGACGAGCTTGAGCTTTACTGCCAAAAGAAATGGCAGGAGGCTTTCAAGACAGACTACTTTGTGAACGTCCAGCCGCACTCCGGCACCCAGGCAAACGAAGCGGTTTATTACGCGCTGCTCAATCCAGGTGATACGGTCTTGAGTATGTCACTGGATTGTGGTGGGCATCTGTCACACTTTTCTCCGGCCAGTATTTCCGGCAAGCTTTACAATCCGGTTTTCTATGGGTTGGATGAGGATGGAATTCTTGACTATTACGACCTAAGCAAAAAAATAAGAACTTACAAGCCTAAGCTAATCCTAGCTGGTGCAAGTTCTTACTCAAGAGAAATTAAGTTTGGATTGATTAGAAAAATCATTAACATCGAAATGTCTGTTGATCCTGATTACCATCCCATCTTTATGGTGGATATGGCACATATCGCCGGGCTGATTGTCGGCGGCGCGCATGTATCTCCGTTCGGGCTTGCAGACGTGATTACTACTACCACGCATAAAACTTTGCGTTGAATTGGTCGGCGCAAGTAAAACCTACTTAACTGCGGGAACACCCTTAGAGCCTTAACAACCAAATTATTGTGGGGACACAATGATGGCGAGGTTAGCGACCAAGGTACGGTAAAATCGTTAAGGATTGGGCAACCAGACGCATCCAAGCATCTAGAACAGATGAAGGTTCAACGACTATTCTTTATGAAGTAGGAGAGGTGAGGCTCCGAAATAGTAGGCTTCTTTTTAGAAGATGATATAGTCTAAGCTAAATAGAAATATTTAGAAGTGTGTAATTTTTTATTTAGAAGGTGATATAACTGTCAAATCTAAAAGATAGAACTGGTCAGAAATATGGACGTTTACTCGTCCTCAAAAGAGGCCCAGACAAAGTTTTTAAAAGTGGGCGAAAAGTGGTTCAGTGGGAGTGCTTATGTGAGTGTGGAAATAAAACTTTAGTTGCTACTACCAGTCTAGGTGCCGGGCTAACCCGGTCTTGCGGGTGTTTGAATGATGAAAAAAGGAAGGATTCAAAAACAAAGCATCATACTCACGGTCACCGCAATGAAAGAATTTACAAGACATGGCACGGAATAAAGGCGCGATGCTGCAACCCTTCATCAGACAATTATAACAATTATGGTTTACGAGGCATCACGGTCTGTGACGAATGGAAAAATAATTTTCAAAATTTTTACGATTGGGCTGTGAAAAATGGCTATCGGGATGACCTGTCTATTGACAGAATAGATAATGATAAAGGGTATTTTCCAGAAAACTGCCGATGGGAGACTTCAAAAGGGCAGCAAAGAAACAAGCGAAATAATAGGTTGTTGACTCGTAATGGGGAAACTCATTGCCTTGCAGAGTGGGCAGAAATTACTGGAATCAACAGAAGCACAATTTCTGATAGGATTGATAAAATGGGCTGGACAGTTGAAAAAGCCCTTGCAGAACCGCCTCGCCATTGACACACAGGTTCTGGGACCAAGAGGAGGGTTAATCTTCTGTAAAACCGAGATGGCAAAGAAAATCAACAGCGCAGTATTTCCCAGAAACCAGGGCGGCCCTCTGATGCACGTTATCGCAGGCAAAGCAGTAGCGGCTGAAGAAGCTTGCACAGAAGAGTATAAGGAGTACATCTCCAATGTAATTCTGAATACATACACCATGTGCGAGCAGTTCAAAAAGATGGGCTACGAGATCGTGTCCGGCGGAACAGACAACCACCTGTTTATGATCGACCTGACTAACACCCACCCTAATGTTACCGGCAAGATGGTTCAGGACGCTTTGGAGGAGAAAGGCATTGCAGTAAACAAGAACTGCGTACCGGGTGATAAGAGATCTCCGGCGGAGACTAGCGGGATTAGAATTGGCTGTGCCGCAATGACGACTAAGGGGTTTGGTCCGCTGGACTTTGTAGGGTGCGCGATTGAGATTGATAAGATCATCCGTAAGCTAAATAAAAAATAAGCGCCGACAAGCGACGCGCGTTAAAGGTTATTCAGCAGTTTCGTTAGGGTTGACGCCAAGCACATCCATGATATCAGTAATAGTCATGCCCTTGCTCTTAGCCATGGCGATGATTTCGGCGGGAGACGGAGCAAGAAGCTCTTCTCGCTTCGTTTTAAGCTCTGCGATCTTGTTTTCGTAAAAAGCAATTTTCTCGTCGATGTCAATAAGCTGCTGTTCCAGGGTTTTTCTGGCTCTTGCCATATTCTCATTCCTTTCATGAAAGTATAATTTCATGATACCACAAATATAAACATAATAAAAGCAGAAAGAGGTAATTAAATGGGTTGTAAATGTAGCAATACTTACGAAATTAACGTTCCCTTCCTTGGTGATATTGAGCTTAGGGTTAATAACACGCTGAATGTGCCCAGTAAGGAGGCAAAGTCTATCAACTATAACGATAAGGAAGGTCTTGGCTGTGCGTGTCCTGTCGCAGACTGGCGCGGGGCAACCAAGGATCAGACTCCCCATGGTGTTGACCCAGAGGTTGCAGACGTATCAACTGTGAACGACAAAGTTACCATTGTCACGTTTACTGACGGAACGCAGGAGAAAGCTATCTGCCATGAAGGCGATACGTTCTCCATCGAAACTGGTGTAACGATCTGCATCATGAAAAGAATGCTTCGGCTGATGTTTGAAGAGTTTGGTAATAAATCCGGTACAAATCTGTACAATAATATGCTGAGAGAGGCCCTCAAAAAGAAGGACGCCTTCAAGATTGAAAAAGAGAAGGCTAAGGAAAAAGAAAAGAGAAAACGTGCGGCCAAGCAGAGAGTTCGTGAGCTGGAGAAGAAGCAGGCACGTGATAACTGGGACTTCATGGTTAACATGCTTGCGGAAAATATGAAAAGAAACTGCAAAGCTATGTTCGAGAACAACAACATCAACGAAGAATAAGGAGGAGTATGGGCTACAAGGAAAGATTTATTGAGGTGTTTAAAAACAACATCCGCCGCGACGGGAGCGACCAGCTCCTGTCGTACCTGGAACGATCTGATTTCTTTACAGCACCGGCCAGCACCCGGTTTCACCTGTCCTGCGAGGGAGGTCTGTGTATCCATAGTCTGAATGTATACGATAGATTGGTCCATCTGCTTGATAATCAGGCAGACAAGGAACGCTGCTTCCCCGCCGGAGTACCGGACGAAGAAATTAACGAGACAGTTGCTATTGCGGCGCTCCTGCACGACCTGTGCAAGATTCATTTTTACCAGCCTGGCACACGGAACGTAAAGAATCCGGACACTGGTAGATGGGAAACGGTTCCGACCTATGTAATTGACGAAAGATTCCCGATTGGTCACGGCGAGAAAACCAACTTTATCATCCAGAACTATATGAAGCTGAAGCCGGAAGAGGCAATCGCTATTAGATGGCATATGGGCGAGTTCGATAACGCCGTGAAAGGCGGGGATAGATCCCTTAATAAGGCATGGGAAAAGTATCCGCTCGGCTTTATGCTGCATATGGCAGACATGATGGCAAGTCACTTGGACGAAACAGATAAATAAGGAGAGTTATATGGTATTTTTGAGTATTGTTGCTGCTATTCTTGTGTTTGCGGGAGCCGGAACGTTGCTTATTACTTGTTGTACTAAAGAAGGCCGTGAGGTTAGAGCAAAAGTTACGAAACTCTGCGTTCCTTTTATCATAATTGGTCTTGTTTTGACGCTGTTTGCTCAGGCACTCACCATTGTCCCCACCGGATACACTGGTGTGCGCAGTACATTCGGCCAAATTTCAGAAAAGACTGTTCAGAATGGGTTCAATTGGAAGGTTCCGTTTATCCAAAAGATTGAGGTAGTGAACAATAAGCAGCAAGATATTACTTTTAAAGGTAAGATCTGGTCTGAGACTGCAAATAGAACTGCTGTATACTACGAGAATGTAACTGTGACCTATCAAATTAACCCGGATAAGTCCTCTTGGGTTTACGCTAATGTATCAGACTACAAGGATGTGCTGGTCTCTACCGGAATTGTGTCCTCCGCAGTTAAATCTGCGAGCAAAGAGCTGCAAGACACCGACGCGACGTCCAGAACAAAGATTGAACCGCTCGCTATGAAGCACCTGCAAGAAGCGTTAGACGAAAAATATAATAAGAACGTTGTTGTGATTAACAAAGTTGTTATCAACGGTGCTGATTTTGAGGATAGTTACAGCAAAGCCATTGCTAAAAAGCAGAAAGCACAGCTTGAAGCAGAGGAGCAAGAGATCCTCAATAAGAAAAATATCGCTAAAGCAGAGGCGGAAGCGGAGGTAAAGATTAAAAATGCCGAAGCTGAGTCCAAGGCAAACAAAATGCTGGAAAAATCTTTGACTGATAACGTTATTAAGAGCCAGTACATTGAAAAATGGGATGGCAAGATGCCTGGCGTTGTTACTTCAAAGGACGGAAACATCATGATTGGAATGGATAAGTGAGGTTTATAAATGAAGGTTACTCTAATTGCACACACGCCAGAACCGGAGAAGGTTGTAGCGGCTGCAGCCAAGCTGTGCTACTCAAACGCGGACAGCATTGAAACCCTAATGAATGGTCTAACGGACGAGTCTGTATCTAAGTTTATTCAGCACCTTTCAAACATGGGGCATCAATCGCCTATCGAGCACGTATCTTTTACATTTGGTATTGAAGGAGTGTCTCGCGCACTACTCGCACAGTTGACTCGTCACCGGATTGCTTCTTACTCGGTACAGAGTCAGCGGTATGTCAACATGAATGGGTTTGATTTCGTTACTCCGCCAGCCGTAAAGGAGGACGAGGAGCTGAATGTTCTGTTTTCCGAGACGATGACAATGGAGAACAGAGTGTACGAAGTGCTCCAGAGCAGGCTGTCCAAGAAGTATGTTGAAGCAGGAATGAAAAAGTCTGCAGCGGATAAAGCTGCGAATGAGGATGCACGATTTGTCTTGCCGAATGCGGCGACAACAAGAATGATTGTAACTATGAACGCAAGGTCTCTGCTGCATTTGTTCGAGCTTAGATGTTGTAACCGTGCTCAGTGGGAGATCAGAGAACTGGCCGATAAGATGTTGGAGCTTGTTTACCCTGTAGCACCGAACTTGTTTGCAAAGGCTGGACCTAGTTGTGTAGCTGAGGGCAAGTGTCCGGAAGGTAGTATGAGCTGTGGTAAGTATGAAGAAGTTAGAAATAAGTACACAAGAAAGTAACTAGCGTATGAATTTAGGGCTGCCCAACGGGCAGCCCTGACAAGGAGAGAATATGGAAAAAGCTTTATTATCACTAAAAGAAGTGTGTGAGTACACGGGATGGGGACAAACAAAAACAAGAAAACTACTAAAAGAAAACGAGGGCGGTTTTACCCTTAGAGTAGGAAATAGACTTTACGTCTACAAGGAGAGGTTTGACGAATACTTAAACCGATGCGCAAAATACGGTATTGACATCTAGGTGTATACTAGTTACATATGCACAAATATGTTTTGCCCGTAAGTAGAAAGGAGTGCTGACTTGGGCAAAGATTTAAAAGGGAAAGATCTTGGGGTTGGGTTTTCTCAACGGAAAGACGGGATATATTGCGCTCGCGCAAAAATTGGTACGAACAAGATCTGCATATATAATTCTAATCTTTCAAAACTGAAGAAAGAGTTTGAAGAGAAAAAAGCACTCGCCCATAGGGACGAGTATGGAGAGCGCCCCGGCATAAAACTTACTGAGTGGTTTGAAGAATGGTTTGAGCGCTGCAAAGCGCCAAGTCTGAAATCTGATGTATCCAGAAAGGTCTATTACAGAAAAATCAATAACACATATATCAACATTATCGGTGCAAAAAAGGTTGAAGACATATCCCAGATGAATATTCAAACAGCGACAAATGAACTTGTAGAAAAGGAGTATTCATATAGATCAATTAAAGAAGCCCTTGGTGCTCTAAAAGAGTGCCTAGACATCGCTGTAGTAAACAAAGTAATTAAAGTTAACCCATGTGTTGGAATAAATATCCTGAACGCCAATGTAACTGCCGCGAAAGAAAAACGGGCGCTTGCTGACTGGGAACTAAAGTTGTTCTTGGAGGAGATCGAAAACAACTATTACTATGAGGCATATATGTTCTTGCTCCTTACCGGCGTACGAATCGGAGAATTCTCCGGGTTGCGTTGGGAGGATATAGATTTTGGCAACAAGGTAATCACGATTGAGAGATCAATGAGAACATACTATGACGGGGGCAAGAAAGTAGAAGAGCTATGTACTCCAAAAACATCAAATGCGTACAGAAGAATCCCGTTCTTCGGAGATGTGGAAAAATATTTACTAGCCTGGAGGATGAAGCAACAAACCTTAAAAGAGGAGCTTGGCAATAGGTGGAGAGCAAACCCCGACCACGGCAACCTAGTCTTTACAACAACGATGGGGTCTCCGGCTACAAGATATCCTATTGCACACGATCTTAAAAGGGTGTGTGCAAATATGCAAGCCAAAGAGAACTACAATGCAAATAAAAAGGGGCGAGTTCCAAGGGAGATCAAAAGCATTCATCCGCATGTATGTAGACATACATTCGCAACACTCTGTTTCAAAAAGGGTCTCGAACCGCTATTTGTTCAACAGGTAATGGGGCATTCGAGTTACTCCACAACTCTACATTATACGCACATCACAGACTCCTACACAAACAGTGAGGTTGCTAAAGCTGGAAGCCTACTGTAAAGTGTTGTGTAGTGTGTGGCGTTGAGTCATGTGTTCTAAATATGGCGGAGGTACAAAACAATAAGCGTTGAGTAGTTGTTGAGTAGTGAAGTGTGCGTGTGATGGAAAAACGTTGATATATCAACACGATTTTTGAAACTTAGCAAAGATGATCAAGTAACAAAGTCTTCGGCGGATTCTGAGTAACAGTGTTAAAAAACGTTGCAATATCAACGTTTTCGGCATATGCTCTTTAAAATAAACTACACAACTTTTTGAAATATATGTCATATATTATCACAGCTTTATAAGAAGCATTGAGTAGAAGTTGCGTAGTGCGTTGAGTACGCAAAGATTTTGTTTCCTTCGGCGAAGTTTACGCAACAGGAAAAACAAGGACAATCAAACATATTTGTGCATATGTAATTATCCTTTAAAAATAAGAGGGTCGCCCTGCAGGGCGACCCTCTTA